TTTGCTGATGCAGAATTTAGCAAGTGATTTTGGATTTGAATTCTATTTTGATAACTATACGATCCACATTCAAAAGAAATTAGGAACAAAAGAGTCTTTTCTATTTATAGACAATGCCAATGTATCAAAGATAAGTTATAACGAAGATTATTCAACAATAACAACGTACATCAAAGGTCAAGCTAAGCCAATAGTTCAAGAGACAACAGATGAAACGAGTGGTAGTTCTAATTCTGGTGGTTTTTGGGGTTGGCCATTCCCTGATGTTGGTGAAGGCAATTTTATGCAAGCTCAAAGATTTGGCTATGATGGTGGATTTAGACCTAATTCATTTCATGATGGATTAGATTTCGGTTCAGTTGATCATCCTGGTAGTGCTGTTCACGCTATCCATAGTGGGAAAGTAACAATAAAATCTTACATGGGTGGTTTGGGGAATTATGTTGTTATACATTCGGATGATGGATACAACATAGTTTACCAGGAAGCTTTTTCTAGTATGTCTAACATAAGAGTAAACGTCGGTGATGTAGTAAATACAGGAGATGTGATTGGTTATCGCAATACAGATCATCTCCACATAGGGATTACTAAAGTTGATTTTAATACTGCCGTTGGGAAATCATTTACCAATGATGGAACGTGGCTTAATCCACAAGAAATTATTAGAAATGGTATAGCGAATAACAATTCTGAAAGTGATATTGAACAACCAACAGAAACAGTTGAAGAAGATAAGCCCACTGAGTATGAGATACACTCTGAATATGTGTCACCATTGTTTGAAAAAGCACATTGGCCAAAAGTAGAAGCTGAACCAATTACTGACGATAATATAACTGATGAGAATACTTTACTTAATAAACTAAAAGCAAGTATCCACGATTATCCAGATATTGAATATACTTTAGACTATGCTAACTTCAAGTATAATTCAGTTAAATTCAATAATGATATTAAAGTAGGTAATTATGGTTGGTTAAGAGATAGGTTTGGAATTGATGTTGAAGTAAGAATTAACTCGTATACTTGGTATCCACAAAATAAGCAGGCAGATACTGTTACGTTTGGTAACAAAAGATTTGACCCAGTCGAATGGCAAGTTAGAAACCAAAAAGCATTTGAGAGAAATAAGAAATTAGGTGAGACTTTAAAAAATCAAATTTCTAAAGTTCAAAAAGGAATTGTATTACCTAGTATCCAAAATGAATTGGAAGGCAAATTAAAAGAGTACATTGACGATAAACTCAACAACAATACTCCAACAAATCCAGATACACCTAAACCACAACACATTGGTAAGATTATTGATGTGTCTGAATGGCAAGGTGTAATTGATTGGCCTAGCGTGATAGCTGATGATGTTACTTTGAGTATTATTCGAGTTCAACATGGCTCAGCTCACCAAGATTTGAAGTACATGGAGAACTTACAGAAATGTATTTCAGCTGGTGGAAAGTATGCGGTGTATGCATATTTTGCTGCTACATCTACATCAGACGCTCAACAAGAAGCAAGAGATTTTTATAACAGAACGCAACAGGTTGTCGCAGGTAAGCAACAGCCTATTTTTTATGCGATTGATGTTGAAAGTATTGAAATGAGTGGAGATGTTACTCAGATGAGAGCTGGAGTTGAGGCTTATATGTCGCAACTCAATGCTTTAGGTGTGCCAGATAATAAGATAGTTCTGTATATTGCTAATCATTTGTACGATAAGTTCAATCTGAATGTCGCACGTCCTGGTGCAATCTGGATACCTAGTTACGGACAAAACGACGGAACATTGGCTAATAGTTTAAAACCTACACATCCATATGACTTACATCAATACACAAGCAAGGGTAGCGTAAATGGTATTACTGGAAATGTAGACATGAGTGCAGAACCAAGCGAGAAATTTAAGGAGTTGATATTTAGTGCTTAGTTGGAATGGCGATATACATGAATTCTTGAATGTGTATCAGAAGAATATGACGGACTTTCAAGATAAGATTAATAGTCATTTAAGTTGGTTGAATGATGACTTGTATCTGGATAATGATTTCAGATTAGCTTTAATCATTCAGAAACTAGATGCAAGTTTTTCAAGGCTTTTGTATAACCAAATTTTTGAGAATACAAGATTGATAAATATCATTTTGAAGAAACTGACAAGCCTATTAAATGAGTCTGATTACCAAGAATATGATGATCTGGGTAATTTGATAACAGTATCTTATGAAGCATATTTGAATAATAAACTAGAGTTAGATAAGGATAATTTCAATCAGTATTATCAACAACTTCAAGTTATTTTAGATAAACTAGCGAAGTTTAAGCAGGATAATGTTAGTGAACAATATTTGAAAGGTGGTGAGAATTAATGGCAGTAGCGAACAATCAGTATATTAATTTCGACTTATTGAGATATCAAAATGAAGTGCTAGATATTACGAATAAGTTTAAGGGACGTGTTGGAGATACCCAGGACTACATCAAGCTATTTGTAACTTCAAACAGTTATCCAGTTGATTTACGTGGAATGAAGTTATTATTTGGTGGTGTGGATCCAAACCAACAAGCACATAGGCACTATTTAGATTTTAGAGCAGACCAAAAGACGGATAACTTGGAACAAGGACGCTGTACAGTCTACTTTGATGAAAATACCTTTAACTATAAAGGAACTTGGGAACAAGCTTATTTTAAATTCATTGATGCAAATGGTAATACTGTATCAACTGTTGATATGGTTTTAGTAGTTTTACAAGACCGTTTCTATGCTGCAGTAGGACAAACTGCAAATATTGCAATAGATGAGTTTGAGAAAGAGTACGAAAAAGTAAGGGAAGCAGAAAAGCGAACAGAAGATTTATTCAATTCCTTATCTGCAGATGCAAAAGCTAAGTTCCAAGCTGCATATGATGAATACAAGCAAGCTATTCAAGAAGCGTATGATGCAATCTTCAATGCTCAAACTGGGCTTAAAGTTAATTACACTAGACTACAAGAAATGGCTCAACATATTCAAGAAACCTTACGACAAGCACAATTCCACGATAGACCGTTTCGATTTGATACAGTCGCAATCATGAAAAAATATCTTGAGTTACAAGATGGAGATTTAGTGATTACAAGTGGCTGGGATAGTAAAGATGATGGTCATGGTAATATGTGGCAAGTCCGAGCTAAAAAGCATGATGAAACGCCAGATGAAGTTAATGTGATTGCTTTACAATCTGGTTATGTGGCAGAACGCAACCTAAGTATGATTTCAGCTGATAGTTTAGAGGATATTATGTACGGATACTCAATCAAAATTGTGCATAATCAGAAAGACTATCCTAAACCAACTGTATTTTACTATGAAAATGCACTTGGTACTGAAACAGGTGGACTTGGTTCTGGTTCATTTGGTGAAACATTAACTAAGTTAGTTCCTTGTGAGGCAGAGTATACTGATAACAATTCAATCATTGTACGTATACCACGTAATTTCTACATGAATGCTAAACCGTATTACAAGTATGGAGATTGGTATTTAATCAGCGGAAACAAAACGATTAAGATTAGTCTGGGTAATGTTGATGATAGTGCTGCTAAAGCTGGAGACGTTAAAGGCAGCAGTTATTTATCACATAGCACAGGCTATTTTAATTATCCAACAGCTCCAAGTGATTTAAGAGCAGTTTATGTAAATGACACAACAGAGAGATTAGAATGGAGGTAGAACTTTGAAATATTATATCTATCAAGGGCTAGGTGATAGTGGAGAATTAACCAAGATTGCCGAAGTAACTGATGTAAAAACATATACCGCAACAGGTTTAAAGCCTAACACGAAATACCGTTTTGCAGTATCTGCATATAATGGTTTACGTGAAAGTGCTAAGTCTAACATTATCACAGTTACAACAGCACAAATTCCAGTACAATCTATTACACTAGCTATTAGCAAAACATCATTTGAAGTTGGAGAAACTGCTAAGATAACTGTTACAGTAACACCGCCTAATCAAACAAGTGGAACACCTACTTTAGCAAGTACAAACACTAAGGTAGCTACTGTAGACAACAGTGGTAATCTTAGAGCGGTTGCAGTAGGTACAACGACAATTACAGCTACACTAGGCGACAAGACTTCAAACATGTTGACTATTCAAGTTTATGAAGCATTAGTAACTGTAACTAATTTAACATCAAGTAATGTAACTTCAAATTCAGCTACTTTGAGTTGGACGTGATACGAATGAGTTATCGGATATATAACGGAACACAATTAATCACAACAACTTCAAACAAGAGTTATACAGTTACAGGACTGAAACCTAATACAAGTTATCAATTAGCGGTAACTAATTATAATGGCAGTCGTGAGAGTTCAAAGACAACTATCAATGTTAAAACTAGAGGGATAAGGTTAGTTATTCCAGTTAGTTTAACGGTTAATTCAACAATTACACTTAATTACCAAGAATATAGTTTAGGTTTAGTTCCAATTGGTACAGAGCCAGCTGGTATGTTTGGTGGTGGAAACAAGCGAAATATCCAAGCAAAAGTCATTAGTGTAGCTAGTGGTAAAAGTACGATTGAATTGTTAGATAGTAGCAATGAATTTTCAGACAATACACAAATGAATAAATTACAAGATGGTAGCTTTGCAGCCTTTAATGGTTACAGGGCTATTTATTTTAGACAATAAAGAAAGAAGGAATACTAATGGCAATAGAATTTAATCCAATTTTTGATGGTATGCCAAACGGACCACAAAAAATTAAAGAAAATTTTGATAAAATCAACGAAGGAAGACAATGGGGACCTACACAAAATGCAACACCTTCAAACGGCGCTCAAGGTGCATTTACTTATAAGGTCAGAAATGATAATCAGTTCGTAGTAATCACTTTCTGGCCTACAGGTATTAAAACGAATCCTGGACGAATTGTTTACTTACCTTCATCAATCACCAGTCGTATGCTAACTTTCGATTTTATTGGCAGAACAGATAACGGTGGATACGGAACAATGCGAGTTGATGGTGACACAGGTAAGTGCACATTTACAGCAAACGATGATGGTGGGATTTATATCCAACAAACAGTAGCACTTAAATAGGGGAGGTAGCAAGTAAATGAAACAAATATATTTTTATGACGAAAATAAGAAATTCATTAGTTATGATGTGATTGATGATGCTGCAGAAGTTCCAGCTAATGCTACAACAGTAGAGCCGGTAGATAGTAATGGTGTAGGTTTATACGATCCTACTTGGAATGAAACAACTAACAGTTGGGATAGTTTGACAGAAGAAGAATGGAAGAAAAAATATATAGTTCCAGAAGTTAAACCAGAGCCAACGCAAGATCAACAAATGTTGGCAACTTTGACTAAGCAAGT